TCTGAATCCCTCAGTGCCTCTTTACATATGGCTATAAAGTGTTGTGCCTCTGTTTTACTTAACCCCGAATCCCTCAGGGCATCTTCAATATCTCTTATGGTTTTTGCCTCTTGTATTGATTTAATATTTTCGACCGTTGCCCCTAATTTAGCAGGAAAATTAACAATACTAATTTCCCATAACTCCGCTTTCTTAATTGTCCGAATCTTTCTGTCTTGGCCTTCCGGGGTATGAAACTCTTCTTCAAGAGAATCATATCCAATAGACAAAGAAAAACGCCACATCCCGGTTTTAGCGCCGAGCTTCATCAAAGAATAGGCCTCTTTGCCGATCTGTGTATCTAAGGCAAGTTGGCCCTTTACCCTTAGTCCCTTTGTATCTTCTTGCAAAGACAACCAAACACCAGGTGGCATCTCTCTTGAGCCATGCTGCCAAAGCATTGCAATCCCTGTTTTATTACGCCCTCCTTTATCGATGGATTCTTTAAAGGCACCACGGGCCACCAAATCTCGATAATCATCGGGCACTTGATCAAATAAAGAGCCATGGCCCTCAAAAACGCCCTCTTCAGTAATATCTTCCGCTTTGATCTCAAATGGGACGTCAATATATTTTGTTTCAGTTGCCATGTTGCCTCCGTTAGAAGTGATTGCAGTGTGCAAAAGAAAAAGGGGCAGTATCGATGTGTCGGCACCGACATGCCCCTTTGAATTTTCTTTTGCTATCCCCTCGGGTGCGACCTCCGGGAATATAAATTTATATTTATACTTATAACCTATTTTTGTTAAAAAATCAAGGAAAATTAAAGATAATGGCTAAAAATCCATGAAATTGATAAGAATAGGTCTATATGTTAGCATAACTGCTTATAACTGGGTGTAATCGGATTAATTATCCTTCTGGGTTATATGGCTTCAATTTATCATTCACACGCACGGCATGATAAAGCAGCACACAACGACAATTATGATTCACAAACCCCTTGGCAATATAACTCTCATCATCTTCAACGGCCAAATTATATGTCTTAATATTACTTATCAATTGCCTTTTAGTTACAGACCGAACCTTCATGCCAACCTGTGCAAAAGTTCCGGTATGATTCAAAGCAACCAAATCAAAGAATTCCCACTTAGGTGGATTCATTTTATAATCAACATGGGCTATTTGGTGATCTGGATATTTTGTTAATATTTCTAAATCCCTTTTTCTTTCGCCCTCTTTATCTTCATGCCAAGGAAACCCATCAACCTCTATAAATAATTTTTCAGCCTTAACATAAAAATCAATTCTTCTTCGGTTAACAGGAAATTGAGCAACAAAATCTCTGTTGTTTTTATCAAGAAATTTTGCCATTGCTTGTTCTATTTTTGAGCCACCGAAATTCTTTCTTCCTAAAGCCGGGAATGCTGTTTTTTTAAGCATTTCAAAAACAGATCCATATTTTTTGTTTATTGCAGTTATTCTATTTTTTTGAAATTCTGGATCTTTTGTTAAAACCGTAAATGGTCCGCCCGGCCCGTACTTATCAATCTGAGCCTTTCTCGCTTTTTTTGTTATCTCGAACCTATCTCTTGTCCCATTAATATATTCCCTTTTCATTTGGGCAGCGGCTTTCTTGCTCATATTTTTTCTATGCTTTGGGTCTTTCCATTGCCTATCTGTTGTTGCCTTGCTGCTACATGTAATATCACAATATTTTAAATAGTACGGGATTGCCTTACCACACCACTGGCAATATGAAGCCATAAAACTAACTATATCTCCAGGCCCTATATCCTTTGCCTCTTTCCATCTTGAAAATTTTGATCCAGGTGGAGTAATTAAAAACGGATGATTTGGTGTTACTGTTATTGATTTGCCTTGGCCATCAAGGGTAATGGTTACAACTTCCCCTTCATACAAACTTTGATTTAAACGCAAAACCCTTTTAAATCTATTCTTATGTGTCAATACTAAATCACCGACAGCAATATCTTTTACTCTTTTCCACCCATCAGATGTATAAATAGCCGTCTTATAACTTGTTAAGCACCGAATCACATTACCACCACTGCCAGAAGGATCACCAGGGTATTCCATCATTTCCCCAGTGCCCTTAAACTTTTCTTTCTGTTTTACCCGTTCGCGATTAGCACCCAAAGGGAATGTAGCATAATGCTCAAAGCCACCTTTAAGCCCGCGTCTGCGGGTTCTCATATCCCTTGCCGATACCCATTCCCGTTCGAATTCTATCCTGGTGCTGGCCACAGCCGTATCCACGGCTTTAACAGCAGCGGTATGTGTTTCAGTAAGGGCTATTGTCCTGGCCCTATGTGGGTTGATCTGAGTGGATGTTGCGCGAATTAACTTTGCAATATCAATAGTGCCTAATTCATCATTCATCCCTTTTTGAATAATTTTTGAAATAACCTCTTTAGTTGTTCCTTGGATCTGTCTTGCTGATTCAGCCGTTCGTTCCCTTCCCCACTTACCAATGGCCATCCAAAATTCGTCCTTGGGAGTCTTTAATTCAGAAGGTGTTATGCTCTTTTGTGAATTCTCAATTATATTATAGGCCTTGCGACTGAATACAGTAGCAACTCTTTTTTGGTGCTTTGCCAACATAGTAATAAGCCGTCTACGACCCAAGTCTACTGCGTGATTAACGCCTTCAAAAGTAATTCCATTTTGAACAAGCTTAGCGGCATTTAGGAACTGCCGGCCGAGAAGGGGACGAAGCTCTTTTATAAATGTGTTTTCAAGAACATTCATTTGGCGACCAAATTCGGCCAGGTAGAGGTTCCTTGCTTTGTTATTTGTTATGTTTATCATATATTTTGTATATTTTTAAATCAATGTTAGCTACCGATCTATTTTTTAAATCAAAATATAAACGGTTGGCCTTGCAATACCCACAACTGCCATGATTACGACAGGTATAATCAAATGCCTTTGATTTTCGATATGGCTTCCCATGATCTTTGCGGTTTGGATAAAAATTATCAAAGCCCATGTGTGTTTCCCTTAATCCTCTGATCCGCTTTTCATCCCCAAGAATAAATCAATATCATCCTCGTCGTATCCCTGTGCCTGCAGAGATTTCACAACAGCTTCTTCAGATTCTTCTTTTCCCTCTCCTTCAGCGGCCATACCTATTGGTAATTTTGAGGCCTCTATAAAGATCTGATTTGCTGGGTCATCATTCTCTTCCCATTTGGGTAAGCCAACCATTTCCCGCTTTTCTGCAATTGACATATAATCTGATTTATTAGCCCGCTCCCACAACTTATCCCGCTTTAAACTCATGGCCGGAACATCGTCCAAAATATAATCAATAAATACTTGTTTCCCAGTAGGGGTATCGGTTTCAAAAAGCCAGTTGTTTAATTCACTTTTAATATAATCCAAATAATAAAAAACAGTATTCTCCCAAAAGAATAATCTTGCTTCCGCCCTGTTACTATAAGTAGCGTCTTGAATACCAAGTAATTCAGGCGGAACGCCATAGGCCATTGCAATCTTCCGCATGACCCGCATATCGCCTTCGCCAAAATCCATCTCTGCGGGATTAAAACCATACGGCTCTGCTTTGGTGCCACGCTCTCCGGTCAGGATCATATTTTTACCAACATTATGGACGCCTGCTTTTTCGGTTCGGAGATATGTGTCAAGTTGATCCATGAATTGTTCGCCAGTATTACCAATTAAGGTATAAATCATCCCAGGCCTGCACTGATTACCGATTAGATTCATGTTCCATTCGGACAGAGCATTAGATGTATCAATCTCCACTGCAGCTGATTCTGTTGGGGCGGCTCCATACCAATCATCAAGAGGATGAAAGTTTTTAAGGTGTAGGATATCTGATTTTCCAGTAATTGGATCAACTTCCCAATCAGTACTTCTACCGTCTACCTTATATATATATTTTTCCAATTGGCCAGTATGCGTATTGATTTTTAGCTCGAATCGATCGGGGCGTTGAACATAAAGCTCAGATGGCTCGCCTTTGTTTGGACCGGTTGTGGGACCAATCTTTTCAAAAAAGGTATTACCAGACATCGCCAGATAGGAGGCGGCTTGTAACATAAGAAAGGAAAATCCATCTTGAGGATTTGGTCTTTTTAATGTCTTGGCCGTTACTGAGTCCGTAACCTTTTCCCGAGTTTCCTCCTCTGCATCTGTCCAGCGGAATTGACCCCACGGAACCGAAGCCACGCTCCTGCCTATCTCAAGGATGCATCTAAAGGCGGTGACATTTTTTAAATATGTCTCTTTGGCAAAATTATCATACCCTCTTGTTGGCAATATCTTTCCATCCGAAGAAGGTGCGGCAATAATGGAGGCGGTTTGACTCTCTTTTTTGCCCCATATAAATTCTTTGAACGATCCCCATCTACCCATAACATTCCCCTTGTTTTGTCTGTCCCCAATCAATTAGATCATCCGCCTCACCGCGTATATAGCAACAATCACAAACATGATAATGTCTGCCTTCTATCTCGTCATATATTATATAAATTTCCCTGCCACAGATATCACAAAACATTTTTACCTCAATCTATAGTTGCTGTTGAAAAGAATCAAAATCAAACAATTCCCCAGGGCACGTTTTATAAGTTGCAAAATGCCGATGTGGGAGAACATTGCTAACAGGAATTCGAAAAAGCCTCATCCAATATCTGATTAAATCGGTTGCGAGATCCAGCATCGTTTCTGCCGGCGGGTAAAGGTCAAAATTCCCGACCAGACATAGGCCAAGGCTCTTTCTGTTCATATCTTCCTGTTTACAATGTGCACCCCACTTATCCCATCTTCGGCCTAATAGAATCTCCAGGTCACCCCGAACAATCTCAATCCCTGCATGGTACCCAATATCCGTCCAACCCTTGAACATATGGTATTTACGAATCGCTCCCCAAGAGGCCGTCTTTGAATCTTCGGTCATCGAATGGTGAACAATGACGAATTCTGGGTTCATTTTATATCTTCCTTAGGAACAATAGGTTGAATATCTTCATCTGATTCGCTCTTAGCCCTATTAAGACACAATGTCACAACGGCGGTAAGTGCGACGACACCCGTTGCCTTTAGGTCCGGAATAAAAAGAAAACCAAAACCCAAGCACATAGCAACAGTTAAGTAAAATAATATTTTCTTATCGTATTTAAACATATTTTCTCCTCATAAAAAAATAAAAATAAGTAAGAG